AGGATTGATACTGCTAGGAACCGCAAGGTACAAAAAGAGAAGGAAAAGAAGATGGGTTGGTTGAAAAGAAAGTTTGCAAAGTGGAGCCGCGAAGCATGGGAAGAGTCACAACTGAGAGACGAGATTTATCCTACTGTTTCGACTCGTAGCATTGATGCAAGCAAGAGCATTCGCTTCACTATCTATCCAGCATCCGGAGGCTACGTGATTGAACATTACAAGAATGATCGTATGCGAGAAAGTGATGGGCCAACGTTGACTATTGTTAACAACGGTGACAGCATTGGTCAAGCTATTGAACACGCTATTGCGATTGAATCGTTGAAGGCATAATGGCTAAAGAGAAACTATCAGCAGACGAAAAGTTTACAAAGCAGGATTTTGACCTGTTCGAGGCTCTGGCGGCTATCGACAAGAAAGACTATTCGTACTATGATAGATTGACTCCCGAACAACAGCGAAAGTTTGTGCCGTTTATGTTGATTCATTGGGTCAGTGCTATCAAGGGTAATAAGGATCTCCAATCATATTATCTACAAAGCACTGACTATCACGCTAACAAGTATCTGTTCAACGAGAATGTGCAGAAGCATCCCAAACTACAATGGTTGATGTTATGTGCTGCAAGCCCGGGAATTGGTAAGCAGTTCCATCAGTGGATCCCGCATATTCGTGCAGGTGTTACTAAGCTCAAGGATATGCCAAAGACTAAGGAAATGAAGGAATACTTCAAGAAGGTCTATCCGAAATCTAGTGACAGTGATCTTACGACAATCAGTGCCGTTTTTGTTGACAACCAGCGTAAAAAGATGTATCTTGCATCTAAGTTCCCCGAAATGAAGTTTGATGAGATTGAGTTGTTAAGTGAAATTATTACAGATCAAGACATTGCGAAGTACGAAGAAGACTCCGGCAACTAAGACGGACTTTCAGTGCGAATTCTGCAATCGTTCGTTTCAACGTGAAACGACGATGATTAACCATTTGTGTGAGAGTAAACGTAGATGGCAGGATAGAGACTTACCAGGCAATCGCATTGGATTTCAGTCTTGGGTAGAGTTCTACAAAAAGAACACATCGGCAAAGAAACCGAAGACTTATGTTGACTTTGCTAAGTCTGCGTACTACATTGCATTTGTTAAGTTTGGACACTATTGCGTAAACATCAAGTGTGTCAATGTCAGTCGTTATGCTGACTGGCTGCTCAAGAACAATATTAAGATTGATAGCTGGTGCAGCGACACTAATTACGAAAAGTTTCTAGTCCAGTATTTAAAGGACGAGGATCCGTTTGATGCAATCGCTCGTAGCATTGAGACAATGATTGATCACGCTAAGGAAGAAAGCCTACAAAGCAAAGACTACCTACGATATGGCAATCGCAATCGCATCTGTCATCTAATCACAAATGGTAAGATTAGTCCTTGGATGCTGTATCACAGTGAGAGCGGTGTTGCGTTTCTTAGTAGCATTGACGAGGGGCAGCAGCGTATTATTATGGACTACATAAACCCTGAACAGTGGGCGTTGAAGTTTAGACGCAACGCAGATATTGTTCCTCAAGTCAAAGAACTGTTGAATCAAGCTGGTTATTAATGAACAACTCGTTTTGCATGAACGATGATTTATTTACTATTTGGGTTGACCTTTTAATAGATAATGGTTATGATTGGAAGGAGATCGGCATATCTGATGATTATTGTAATCAGATATCTGAACCGAAATATGGTATACGGTTATTAAACTGGCCCGATAAAGCATTTGAAGTTGTGGATGGACATAAGTATACGACTTTCTTGTTGAGATACCGATGAAGTTTCAGGTCTCTCCTCAGCATATGAAACCATTTGTCATTGTTATTGACTACAAATTTTATGTTGGGAATGAGCAAGAGATTACTGCTTGGGCTAATCAATGCACTCCGGGTTGGGTATTAACTGGTATGGTATTAGAGTTTAAGAATGAACAAGATAGATTAGCGTTTATACTACGATGGAACTAATTAAACAACTTAAGCAACGCTGGAAGGGTTACAGAGAGAAACGCTTCCTAGAAAACTATGGCTGCAAGACTTGGCGTGAATATGAACTCAAGTATGATCCTGATGTTGGGTTCAGAGCAAGATGGGCCCATACCTTTTACCATGGCTATCCTCATGTAATTCCAATAGATCCTCAGAAATTTAGTGACTGGGCGCGCGGCGGCACAATATTTCAACTAGTTGACAAGATGATGGAATGGTGTGAGAAAAACTGTCAAGGTAAATGGCGCAATGATTGGCACCGCGGATTCTGGGATGGTCAGGGTAACTACGAGTTTAATGGTATCGGAGGCGGAGACATAATGTTCTTTGCATTCAAAGAAGAATCAGACTATATTTGGTTTAGTCTAACTTGGCAATGAGTAACTATAATACAAAAGGATGGAACCAAACTAACCCAGGTTGGTATGAAATAGAAATTTATGTAGCGGATCCTCATGAATCAGTAACTAGATATAATGAAACGGTAGACTGGGTATACGATAACATAGGAAAATGTGAGCGTCATTGCCGTTGGAAATATGATGGTAACTACTTACGTTACAAGTTTAGATACGAAAGAGATTATTTATGGTTCAAGCTAAGATGGGGTTAAGACCAATGGAAGAAGACATCATTGATGTAGTCCCGCAGACTCAAAAGATCAAGAAGAAGATTGCGGTCAATGGAGAATGGGAAGATAGGACTTTCATCCGCATCCCGATTGGTCCAGAAAGAATGGGTCCAAGCGAACTAGAAGTATGGTGCCGAAAAAGATTAGGCTATCCCAAATACTTAGGTGAGTGGTTCAAAGTCTCCGGCTATATTATACTTGATGAAAAGACTTATGTATTTTGGAAGCTATGCGAATGAATGAACTTACTGATGGCGAAGGTTATCTGTTCTTAGAGAATGTGATTCCTATAGATTTGATCGATTCAATCAATAGTAAATTAGATACCCTGTATCCGGTTAGGGCAGTTAGTTCTGATAGGCAATATGCGGAACGGGATAAAATAAATGAGCTACCGGATATTAACGTTTGGTGGAGTCAAATGGTTATGGACTGGCCAGAAGTACAATCTATAAACGAACTGATTACTCCTAAAATTAATCTAGAACTTATTGACGCAGTATTTTATTCTAGTGATATCGTAACCATCAACGGTAATAGTAAATGGATTAATCCACATGTTGATACTCCTCACCGATTCAAGCAGTGGAATGAGGATGAAAGATTATTAGGTGTCCAATGTATTATTGCATTACAGGATACTACTCCTGAGCAAGGTTCAACTGGATTTGTCCCAAAAAGTCATATACAAGATTGGGACATTGATATGTGCTATGGCGGCGCATATAACAAATATTTCTATAGCTTATCTGAACAGAGACATATGACTAAGGGTAGTGTTTTGATGTACAACTGTAGATTGCTTCACTCTAGTATGCCAAATTATTTACCCAAATCACGACCTGCGCTATTGCTTAATTACCTAAACGGTGCTATAGTAGAAGATGTAAAGAAGATAGATAACATTTGGCAATCTAATGCCTAGTAAAGAAAGACAAATAAATGGCTGACCACATTATGATTGATATGGAAACACTGAGTACTGATGTTTCCACTGTCATCCTTACGATCGGTGCTGTACGTTTCGATCCGCGTGGGGTTGGCGTTATGGAGAAGATAGAACTTCGCCCGACTATGGATGAACAGACTGATGTGTTTAATCGCACAATTAGCGATGACACACTACGCTGGTGGGGAGAACAAAGTCCCGAAGCAATTGAAGAAGCTATGGGAGACCGCGACCGCATTTCTTATAAGGAAGCGATGGAGAAGCTCTATCAATTCTGTTGGAATCGTGCTGACAAGGTTTGGAGCAACGGCTCTGGTTTTGATATCGTAATTGCAGAAAGTGCATTCCGTGATCTTGACATGAAGTATCCTTGGCAGTTCTGGAACGTCCGTGACTGTCGTACTATCTATGACCTTGCTGGTGTCTCATTGAAAGACGGCGGACATGTAACTACTCACAAAGCAGTAGAAGACGCAGAGCGTCAGGCTATCATTGTGCAGAAGGCTTATCAGAAGTTAATCAAGGCTG